CAGTATATTTCGTTAATTACGCGCCTTTGTCTTTAACATATGACAGCACTGATACTGATGTAGTGGATGATATCCATGCGGCAGATGGTACTTCAGATGTTACCGCATTCAAATATGACCTTAAAGGAGCAAATAGTTTCGAGCAGAACGTAAACGCATCTCGTGAGAATGGGACTGTATTTTATGAGCAAGTCTTGAACCTACAGCTTAAAGGTTTAAGCAAAGCATCGCATAAAGAACTAAAGCTAATGGCCTATGGCCGCCCTCACGTACTCGTAGAGGACAACAACGGCAAGTTCTTCTTGATGGGAGCAAAGCACGGAGCAGATGTAACAGGTGGAACAATCGTAACAGGATCAGCTATGGGTGATCTATACGGATACACCTTGTCATTGACAGCTCAAGAGCAAGTTCCTGCTAACTTTGTAGACGTAGCAGAATTATCCAGTATTATGACCGTAACTGCGGGCTCGTAATACATACTTGTGTTAAGTAGAGAAAGGGGTTTACGCGGAGTAAGCCCTTTTTTTTACCTGTTTATTTTGTAGATTTAAAAAGATTACTTATCTTTACCATGTAATCAAAAAGCTACAATCATGGAAAAAACCAAATACCCCGATGGGTACATGCCGAAGATCGACTTTTGGCAGTCTCAATTTTGCAAGGCCAAGACTCCCGAAGATGAGGCACACGCAAAGAGCAAAATCATATGGTTTTGTAAGAAGCAGAACGAGGTGTACGGAACTATGTACACAGCAGAGGATTTCTTGCCTCAAGAGCATTTCATTCAACGCCCTAACGAGCACAAGGCGTATGTTGTTAAGAGAATCAAAATGGTCTTAGATGACCTGCAACACGCTCGTAAGAATGGCGGTGTACCTGCTGATTGGATGGACATGAATCAGTTGTCCCATAGTACGCTCAAGAATGCTTTAGAGCTAATGGAGCACTTTTGGGAAGAGTAAGAATAGATGCCCTGCCGTTTGGTGGGGCACTATATCTTTTGTATATTTACAAAGAATCAAAAAGCAATATCAAATGGAGAACAGGAAACTCGTAAACGCTTGGACGTGTTGGGACTTAGAAAGCGACCAACGTGATAACAGCAATCATTACAGCCTACAGCAGTATTCGCTCGGCAACCCAATGGACGATAAGAAGCATGTAGTGTACTATCGCCTATTCAATGACACATATGGATACGATCAGTATTTCATGAACACTAAGGCCCTCGCAGACGTCTTATTCGATAAGAATCTCGATCCGTTTAACCGCAAATCAGTAACAAAATGAGAGTAATTAAGATAGATGCTGAGAACAAGGGTATGTACGACATCGAGATAGGTGATGAATGGCAAGACATATCGAAAGCCTTGCACCAAAAGGCTGAGTATTTTCAACCTGTACGATTCAGAGATGATATAGACCTCATTGTAGATGAAGAAGGCTTGTTTAAGAACTACGGATTTGGCTTCAAGGTAAACGGAGTGCCGTTCTTTGGTAATGGATTGCTCATAAGTACACAAGGAGAGGAATATGTTGACGTATACGCTAAAGCAAACGACATTGAGATTGATTTGCAGTATGTCAAGGTAAGCGATTTTTATACGCGATAGGGTATAACGATTTATTGTAGCGGAAGAGGGTGGATCGAAAGGTCTGCCCTTTTTTTATGTATTGAAATAGAGGTTTTGCATTATATAGGTATGACAATAGTTAGTCCGAATACAACCGATCACGTAATTAAGGTAGCCACTCGTAGTTATACGGGTGATTTGACCTTACAGGTACGGGATGATTACAGCAAAGAGACATACAAACCTGCGTGTAGCATTACGATTAGTAATAGCTATCGACAAGTAGGGTTTGCGTTTAACTTTCAAGAAGAGCAGTGGTATCGGATCGTGCTAAAGGATAGTGATGGTATACCTGTGTATAGAGGTAAGGTATTTTGTACAGCACAAGAGGCTAAGAGCTTCAGCGTGATCAAAGACAAGTACACCGAGAACATGGGATACGAAAATAAATTTATGACATTATGAGTGTAAGGTTTGTGCAACTGCATGACTACAATAGCCCTGCTATAGTAGAGAGCAAGAACAAGGATTGGATCGAATACGGAGACGATAACTCGTTTTATGAGTATCTGATCTCATTGTACCACAGCAGTCCTACGAACAATGCGGCAGTTAAGGGTATTTCTGACTTGATCTTTGGTGGAGGGTTAGAGGTAGTCAAAGCGGATCGTCAATTGGATGGTTACTTGAGCTTCAAGAAGCTGTTTAGAGATGATTGTGTACGCAAATTGTGTATGGACTTCAAGATGCTTGGACAGGCATCGTTTCAAGTCATAAAGAGTAAGGATGGAAAGCGTTTTGTACAGGCAGAGCATTTCCCGATCTACACATTACGTCCCGAAAAGGCCAACGACAAGGGAGAGGTAGAGGCTTACTACTACCACCACAATTGGGCAGAGGCAACGCCAAGTGATACGCCTACAAGGATACCTGCTTTCGGATATGAGGGCAATGCAATGGTTGCTATGTACGTTATAAAGCCGTACAGCACAGGTAACGATTACTTTAATCCTGTGGACTATCAAGGTGGTTTGCAGTATGCTGAGATGGAGAGTGAGATAGCGAACTATCACTTGAACAACATTAAAAATTCGCTTTTGCCTACGATGATGGTGAATTTCAATAATGGGATTCCCGATGAGCGTAAGCAACAGCAGATAGAGAGTAAACTGAAGCAGAAATTTAGTGGATCAAGCAATGCAGGTCGCTTCATTTTAGCCTTTAATGATGATAAGGACAGCCAAGCATCCATCGAGCCTATTCAGCTAAGTGATGCGCACAATCAGTACAGCTTTTTGAGCAATGAGTGTATGTCTAAGATCATGGTGAGCCATAGGGTAACGAGTCCTATGCTATTAGGTATAAAGGATCAGACAGGATTAGGTAATAATGCAGATGAGCTAAGAACAGCGAGTGTGTTATTCGACAATACGGTGATCAGACCTATGCAAAACGCTATTATAGAGGCTGTTAAGGATGTATTGCACTACAATGGGTACTCGTTAGACTTGTATTTCAAGACATTACAGCCCCTTGAATTCGTGGATCTTAGTGGTAAGATGCTTGACGATGAGACAAGAGAGAAAGAAACAGGTGTAGAGCTAAGTGAGCAAGGTGATGCTAAGAATAAGGCATTACAGGATATGACTGATGAGGACGAATCTCATTGGCTTGAACATTTGAGTGAAATTGGCGAACAAATGGATCTCGAAGAATGGGAATTGATGGATGAAGAGGAAGTTGACCCCGACACGGAGGACGAGAAGTATAACTTCTTCAAGCGATTTGCAAATCCTCAAGCTAAGTCTGACGATGATGCAGGAATATACAAGATCCGTTATCGTTATGCACCACTCAAGGCTTCTGATAACAGCAGAACGTTCTGCAAGAACATGGTTCAGAACGGAGAAAGAGGGGTAGTGTACCGCAGAGAGGATATTGAGAATATGGCAGGTAAAGTGAACACTGAATGGAGTCCAAAAGGCACAAGCACATATAGTATATGGCGATTTAAAGGTGGTGCTTACTGCAAACACTATTGGGTGAGACAAGTATTTGTTCGTGCAAGAGATGGTAAGGGTAGGATCAAACCTGCATCGTCTACTAAGGATTTAGAAAACGATAAGAGAATAGCTGAAAGCGGTGCAAGAAGAGCAGGAGTGCCTAATACGAAATTTGAACCTAAAAAGTGGAAAGAGGCTCAACAACGTCCTACTGATATGCCCGATCAAGCAAAATTGAACTAAGATGGCAGAAGTATTATTGTGTACGAGAGAGGATATAATGACTCGCACTTCATTGAGCGGGAACATTGATATGGACAAGATTACGCCCTTCATTAAGACAGCGCAAGACATCCATATTCAGAGTCTACTCGGCACGAAGCTATATGACAAGATCCTGTTGGACATTGATGAAGATGATTTGTCAGCGACCTATGAGAACCTTGTCATGGAGTATGTGAAACCTGTATTGATTCATTATTGTGTAGCAGATTTCTTAGCATTTCACGCATACAGCGTAGAGAATGGCGGAATCTACAAGCATACAAGTGATAGCGGTGAGGTTGTAAGCAAAGGCGAGGTGGATCGCTTAGTGCAGAAACAAAGAGACATAGGAGATCATTATAGAGACTTTTTGGTCAAGCATTTGAGCCTCAATAATGACCTATATGCAGAGTATAGCGACTATCAAGCTGAAGGGATGTATCCTTCGGGCAGTTTAAATGGATTTACAGGATGGGTATTATAAGAACCTATAAGCCAAAGGTTGTGAACGTCAAGAAACTTGAGGTTTACTTGTCAAAAGCAACGAATAAAGCAAAGAGAAATGGCAAAAATTAACTTAGACATAGCGAGTACGCTCGACATTACATGTAGAAGATACGATACGTTCAAGTTAGACATGGATTGGACTGATAGTTCAGATGCAGTAATTGATCTGACTTCATACACGTTCAAGGCACAGGTGCGTAAGCGTAGCACAAGTGCTTCAGTGGTTCTGACATTCAATACAGGAGATTTCACTACGAATGCGACAGGAGATTTAGTCATGAATAAAGCAGGTGCGGACATGAGCCTAAAAGGTGGTAATTATGTATACGATCTACAGGCTACGCATACAGGAACAGGCAATATAGCCACATGGCTAAAGGGCTTGTTTATTGTTAACGACGATGTTACTGAATAATGGGGGTAAGCATTAACCAAAATAGCGGAACATCCGTTAGCGTACAGCAAAATGACAGCACTGCGGTCAGCTTAAGCACACCTGCACCTACGAGTGTATCGGTGAGTGGTTTTGCCGTAGGTTCGGGAGATGCTCATTATGCCCACACGCAATCCAATGCTACGGATCAGTGGATTATAACACATAATTTAGGAAAGCATCCATCCGTTTCGATAGTAGACGATGGAGGCAATGTACTTATAACCGAGGTGCGATACGATTCAGCCAATCAGCTCACGGTTTTATTCAATGGGGCTGAAAGTGGTAAAGCATATTTAAACTAAAACAAGAAAAACATGGCTTTAAAGTTTCTATCCGATATAGACGTATCGGGGGCGTTAGAACTGAATGGTAATTCACTCAAGAACGCAAGATTTCAAAATGCGTCAGCGAACCCGAGTGGGCCAGCGGCAGGACAAGTGTACTATAATACAAGTGATAACGAGCTTAGATTTTACAATGGATCAAGTTGGGTAAACCTGTCAAGTAGTACAGGAGATATTACAGGCGTAAGCGCAGGTAATGGTTTAACAGGGGGCGGAGCGAGTGGCTCAGTAACTCTTAATGTTGTAGGCGGAACGGGTATCACAGCCAATGCTAATGATGTAGCGTTAGATACTGCAACTGCAAGTGCATTAGGTGGTGTGAAAATCGGTTCTCGCATAACCATTACGAGTGGAGTTATCTCGGCAGATGTGCAATCGACTGAAGACTTCACGTCAGCATTGCTCGACAAGTTGAACAACATTGATGCCAATGCAACTGCTACCTCACACCCTGCTATTACCTCAAACGGCTCGACACCAAGTCTTGCTTCGGGAATATCAGCGGCAGAAGTACGTACATTGATCGGTGCAGGTACGGGTAATGGATCTTCGAATCTTGCTCTTGGAACTACGTCAAGTACAGCATTAGCGGGAGACACGACTACGATTTCATCTTCACAGGCTACAGCTATCACGGCTAACAGCGCGAAAGTAGGAATCACGACTGCTCAAGCAAATGCAATTACTGCTAACTCCGCGAAGGTAACGAACACGGATGTTAACGTAAACACAACGAATCTTGCATCACGTTTAGGGGAATTAGGTGGTACGACTACGATTGGATCAGATGCGGCAAGTGATACGATTGTCATTCGTGGTGATTTAACCGTACAAGGTACTACGACCACGATCAATTCGAACACGTTAAGCACAGGTGACAATAGCATCTTGTTGAATAACGATGTTACAGGAACACCTACTCAAGATGCAGGTCTTGAAGTAGAACGTGGAACAGCTACCAATGTGAAATTCCAATGGGATGAGAGTTCAGATCGTTGGCAGTTTACGAATAACGGATCAACGTTCTATAACATACCGATCAGCTCGGAGTACAGCAATAATAGTGGAGACATCACAGGTGTTACCGTAACTGCGGGAAATGGTCTTACAGGTGGTGGATCAGTAACGAGTGGAGCATATAGCAAAACGTTAAATGTAGTTGGTGGTACAGGTATTACAGCTAACGCAAATGACATCGCACTGAACGTAGCAACTGCTTCGGCTCTTGGTGGTGTAAAGATTGGTAGTGGTATTAGCATCGCAAGTGGTGTTATATCTGCTGATGCGCAGACTGAAAATGACTTCACGACAACCTTAAAGGATAAGTTAGATGGTATAGCGGATGGTGCAAATGCCTATTCGTTACCAACGGCCGCATCAAATACGCTTGGTGGTATTAAGGTTGGATCGAACCTCACCATTTCAAGTGGTGTGCTTTCGGGTACTGCGAATACTCAATTGAGTGCAGAACAAGTAAAAGACTACGTTGCTGACGTAATGGTAGGTAGTGCATCTCACACGGGTATTAGTGCAACTGACGATGACTCGGGTAATGGTGTTGATCTTGTCAACTCGTATGTATCGTATAACCAATCGTTTACAGGCGTTACTTCGATATCAGTAGCTCAGACAGCGCATAGAGCAGAGTTCCCTGCAAACATCAATTTGTATGATGCAAACGGGAATCAAGTATTGGCAGAGATCGTTCAAGATACAGGTGATGCAAGTGTGACAATCTCGGGGCTACCTTCGGGGAATTACTATATTGCAATAACAGGCGTTAGAGCGTAACGTAAAAAAGAGATAGGGATATGGCTGTAAAGGTTTTAGGCGCATTAGATGTAACGGGTTCGATGAACATTGCTTCAAGTGATGTACCGAACCTGTCAGCCGCAAAAATTACGAGTGGGACATTTAGTTCCGCTCGTATACCCGATCTAAGCGGAACGTATACTCAAGCATTGAGCGTTAGTGGTACTACGCTTACGTTATCCAATAGTGGTGGATCAGTAACCCTGCCTACAAGTACAGGCCCTACAGGCCCACAAGGCCCCGCGGGTTCGAATGGTTCTAATGGATCGGCAGGTGCTGATGGTAATTCAGTAACAGGTGCTTCTTTGCAAAACTATGAGTTAGTCTTAGAGATTGATAATCTCGGTGAGGTTAATGTAGGAAATGTAAGAGGCTCTGCGGGTGCGGCAGGTTCAGCGGGAGCAACGGGCCCTCAAGGCCCTGCGGGAGCGGCGGGAGCTACAGGCCCTCAAGGGCCACAGGGGATTGCAGGAAGTGATGGAAGTGATGGTGCTGATGGTTCAAATGGTGCTACGGGGCCACAAGGAATTCAAGGGCCTCAAGGTGATCAAGGTGTAGAAGGGCCTCAAGGCCCAGCAGGTTCAAACGGGACAAACGGGACAAACGGCTCGAATGGTTCAAACGGAGCTATGTACACGGCTGACAAGTATCTATTCACTTCAAGTCAAACGTACACCTCAAGTGGTGCTAAGATCAGTATTGGAACACAAGAGTTAGATGGCACGACAGGCACAACGATATCGAGTAGCAGGATCACGTTTAACGCTACAGGGACTTACATGATTATGTACAACATAAATTGGCAGTCATTGTACGCTAACCGA